CTTTGAGCTTCATCCTCTATTCAAGCTAGGAAACGAAGAACTCGATTACGTTCTTCTTCCCGCCTTTGACGGCAGCGCCTATGACACTAGCGCAGATGCATATCTTTTAAACGATGAGATTGTTACTTTCTCCGAAGATAAACTCAGCTCTATTGCGGGCGCAAAAATCTTTACTGGTATCGGCAAAAATCTAAACCTAAACCAAGTTAAAACAATGGCATCTAATCGTGGTGAAGGTTGGCAGCTTACCAACCTCGAATTTGAATCTGCCAATCAGATGCTAGAGATGGTTGAATTTGGTACTATGAATGGACAATCTGCCCTAGAAAAAGGTGTAGTCAATGTTGCTCGCAATAACGCCACTAGTTGCGCTATTATTACTGGTTCTACTTCCAGTATCGGTAACGGCACTGGCGCCGCTCCTCAAACTGTTATTGACCGTGATGGTACTAAGGAAACCGTTACAACTGCAGGCTTACGCGCAATTAGCTATCGTGGTATGGAAAATCCATGGGGTAGCATGTGGCGGCTAATTGCTAATATTACAACTCGCGGCGGTAGCAACTCTGAAGGTGGTATTCCATATCATGGTGAAACTCCACTAGGATTCCAGCTTCCTGGCGCAGCGCCAAACTGGATTTCCGCGATGGGTTATCAGAATCCAGACTATACTTGGGCTTATCTACCAATTGAGTGCGCCAATAATGCCAATAGTGCTTTCCCAGTCGGTGACGCACTTTGGACTAATACCGCCTTAAATGGTACTAACCTATTCGGTATTGGTGGCCTTTATAGTTCCGGTGATGGAGCAGGCCCATTTAACTATAGCGCAGACGTCGCCGCGAATGCGACACTACGTTACTTCAATGGACGTATTATGTATATTCCGTCTAAGAACGCAACCTACGAAGCCAACATTAATAAATGGCGGCAACACTATGGAGGTTGATAAAGATGAAAGATTACGGAGTTATTTATGGTACAGTTGAGCCACAACCAATCGAAATTACAGCCACTTCTGTCTTTATCGCTTCTAATGTTGAGCCATATGAAGAAGAAGTTGGCGAGCATACCGTTTCTGGTTACAAATATAACTATAAAGAATATGGCAAGGATGAATATTTGTTATAGCAGGCCGCAAGCATCTCCTCTTTACAGGAGGAGCTTGCCGCCACAAAAATACTATTGGGGGTGGAGTAATTGACATTACTTGAATTAGCGCGCAAGCTACGCCCTTATATAGAAAAAGCAGCCCTATCCTTATCCGATGAGGACTCAATTGAAGCAGTCCAGTTATTTCCTGTCTGGAACGCTACTGCCGCATATTTACAAGGAGACAGAGTACAATACGAAAATGTATTATACAAATGTCTTCAATCACATGCGGCGCAAGAAGCATGGACTCCTACTGCCGCACCAAGTCTCTGGGCTAAAGTACTAATCCCAGATCCAGATGTAATTCCAGAATGGGAACAGCCTGATAGTACTAACACATATATGCGCGGCGACCGCGTTATGTTTGAAGGCAAAGTATATGAAAGCGCAATTGACAATAATATTTGGTCACCAAGTGCTTACCCAGCGGGGTGGCAGGAAATAAATATTTGACTTTTTCCTCCATATATAATAATTTTTAAGGAGACTAATTTATGAAGCAAGCAATTGATATTACACATGAAGAATGTGAAAATGTGCGGCGTCTATTTTACAAATACAATGCCTATATGAGTATGTTAGAATATCTGGCTGCTAATACTTTTAGTACAGATATTTACGATAAGAAATGGAATGAAGCAGCAGATATATGGATTGAACTTGATCTTGCTAAATCAGCAATTGAAGCTAAATATAAACCTGAGGGCGAATGGGATCGATATGAATTTGACTTTGATAATACCCAGGTGGTGTTTTACAAAGAATGAAAAGTCATGACTATTCAGAGGAAGTAAGATCTATATATTCTTTTGAGGATCCAAAGGCAGAATGCCGCAATATCACTTTTTAGGTGACAGATGATTGTTGTTTAAAATGTTCTTACTGTTATCAGACGCATAAGGGTCATGCGATGATGAGTAAAGAAGTGGCTAAGGACGCAGTTGACTTACTATTCAAATTGTATGAAGAGAATGACGAGAATATGGTCATCAATAAACATACATATGGTATCATTCTGGATATGATCGGCGGCGAACCGTTTATGAATGTAGATGTGATGGATTATATTGTAGAATATTTTATCCAACAATGCTGTGAACGCGATCATATTTGGCTTACCAATTTCCGTATTTCCATCAGTACAAATGGTTTACTCTATTTTGAGCCAAAGGTACAAGCATTCTTAGATAAATATCATAGCCTTATCAGTATGAATGTTACAATAGACGGGCCCAAAGATATACACGACCTTTGTCGAGTAGATTTGGGCGGTACTGGCAGTTTCGATAGAGCTATGGCCGCGTGGAATGATTGGTTTCTTGTAAAGAAGCATAATATACCAGATACTAAAGTTACAATTGCGCCTGAAAACCTACCTAAAATCGGAGAAATATTTGATTTCTTTTTATCTAAGGGTTGTACAACAATTCATGCTAATCCTATATTTGAGCATAAATGGACAGAAGAAGAAGCATAGTTATATTATAAATTACTAATTAAGTTAGCAGATAGATTGCTTGAAGTAGAAGGCGCAGAAAGTTCCTTATTTTCTGACTTCAAAGGAGAACCAGTTCCAGAAAGTGAGACTAATAACTATTGTGGCGGTACATCTGCAATGTTAGCTTTTGACCCACAAGGACTGGCGTATCCTTGTTTACGTTATATGGCAAGTTCACTAAGTCCAGAGCGTAAACCTATAGTAATCGGCAATGTCCATGGTATATATAACACTCCAGAATATAAGGCTATATATGATGATATGAAAAAAGTTACTCGACAGTCACAATCAACACAGGAATGTTTAGATTGTCCTGTCGCGTCAGGTTGCGCCTGGTGCTCAGCTGAAAACTATAATGAATTTGGCACATACAATAAACGTAGTACCAACATATGTTGGATGCACCGTGCAGAAGCTCTTGCTGGCGTTTATTATTGGAATAAATATTATAGAAAACATAATATGGCCAAACGTAAAAAGATGTATTTACCTGTTGATATTGCAATGCATTTGATTACATTGAAAGAATATAATAAATTATTGCTTCTATCTAAAACTTGACTTTTTTCAAAATTCAGTGTATAATATATGTATAAGCAAGGAAAGGAACTTGCTTAAATATATTTTTTACTACATAGGGAGGTAGTAATATGGCTATTAAGGTATTTAGCGATCGCACCGGTAAGTTCTATAATTCAGTAGAGGAAGCAAATCGTGCTGAATTTGAACTAAAAGAACAGGAAAATCTGGAAAAGATTCAAAAGGAAAAGGCTCTAAGGGAAGAGAAGGAGAAGAAAGAAAAGGAAGCTGCCGAACGCAAAGCAATGGCTGATAAGGTCGAAACCGCGCGCAAGGAGATGGTAAAGGCGCAGAATGCTTATAAGGATGCACTCAATGCATTTGTAAATAAGTATCATACCTATCATTTCTCCAGCTCTAATCCTGCGGATATTCCTACCCTATTCGATATTTTCGATAAGATTTTCATTGTCTGATGACGGCTCTGGGC